GCCGGAAATCAACGCCCGTGGCAAAGGCGTTCTCGTTAACTGACAGCAGAATGGCATCCGAAAGCGTGTTAGCCGCCTCAGTGACCGAGGCGAACGCGGGCGCAAGCATGATTAAGTTAGCCGCCAAGTCGCTGTCACCGCCGAGCATTGCCGTCTCGACCAGATCCCTAAACCCTGCGCGCGTGTCCGGAACGAAGTTAACGCCAAGCGCGGCGAGGCTTTCAGTCAAGCGGGATGTTGCATTTGCCATCTTTTCGTCATTGGTGAAAAACTGGTCATAGTATGCAGACGACGCCGCCGTGAAGTTCTGGAGCGAGCCGAACAGGTCGGCGAATTGAGACGCCGCGTCAGCGCCCGCAAGCGAAACATTGTAAGCCGCAAAGCCCAAGTCTCGGAATGCGTTGTTGACGGTTGAAAGGTCAAGCGCCAAGCGTTCTAGGGTGGTCGCTGCGCCTTCGCCGCCGCGTGCAAAGGCGTCTAGGCCGCTAACCATTCCGGCCATTGCGTCGGCCATGCCCATAAGTGCCGCTTGGATTTTGTCGTTTGCAGCCTCTTCGCTAAGGCCCTTGGTGCTAACCTGCATCCGGTGGCTGAAGTCTGCGAACGTGTCGCCGGCAATTCCAAGCGCGCCGGCCGACGCCAAGACGCCGCCCTGCAACGCATCAACAACGCCGGTGATTGCGTCAGTTGTTGCTGCGCTTGCGCCGCTAATGGTTGTGCTTACGCTCTTGAACAGCCCGAAGAACCTGCTTTTCTCGACCGTGTTGAACGATTGGACGAGCGTATCCATGCCTGTGACCGTGGCAATGATGCCCGCGTCAAGCTGTTTAGTTTTCGTGCGGAATAGGCTAAACGCCAAACCGATTGCGCCGATGATTGGCACAGCCGCGCCCAATGTCGCCATGATGCCGCCGCCTGCCGCCGCCGCGTTTGCACCAACGCTAAACACATTACCCAAGCCGCCCGACAAAGCATTGCCAAGCCCGCCAAGGGCACCTGTGCCGCCGCCTAAGCCGCCAAGGATGCCGCCGCCTGCCGTTCCGAACCCGCCCAGCGCGTTGCCCAAAAGCCCTCCACCGCCTGCCGCTGCACCCGCCGCACCTCCTGCCGCTGTGGTTGCCGCTGTGGCCGCCGCACCGCCGCCAATGCCAAGTGCAAGCTTAATGGGGTTCGCAATGGCTGTGGCAATCAACTGAGAAATCATTGATTTGAAGCTGTTGACAATGCTATCCATCATCCCCTTGAAGTTCTGGAACCCGCTGGAAATCCAGTCGCCAAACGCATTCGCCACGCTGTCAACGGCAGAGGTTAACTGGTCTTTGAATACGTCCGCTAGATCTTGCGCTGCTGCTGTCGTGCCGCCGCTCCCAGACAAGACGTCATTTACAACGGCCAATTCAGCCGCAAGAATTTCCGCAGCATCGCCTGCCGGGATTATTTCGTCGTTTGCCTTTGCCATGACGGCGCGCAGCTCGTCCATTCCTTTAGTCGTGCCGCTAATGCGCGCCTGAGCCGACGCCATGCCCTCAGATAGGCGGACAAAGGCGTCAGTGTTTGCTTCGACATTTCCTGCGATGGTTGCGCCAATAGCTTCTTCGTTACCGCCCTCAATGCCCATCAGCCCGCCGATGGTGCTCCCCGCAACGCTGTCAACAAATCGCCCCCACGAAAGCGAAAGAGATGCAATGGTTTGTATCCATGCGTCCTGAATGCTGTTAAAGTTTAGGGCGATGCCGTAATACATGACCTCGCTTCCGGCTACAATTTTGTCAAAAATGCCTAGCGAAACATCCTTCAGCAAATTAAAGGCATCGCCAACGCTTCCAGTTTTCTCAACTAGCAGGAGGAATCTGTTGATAAGCATTCCCGCCACGACGACAACCGCGCCGATGCCGGTTGCGATTAGCGCGCCGCGAACAGTTATCAATGACGCGACCCAAGCCGCTGTCGCAACCGTGGCAGCTACAATCGCGGGCGTGTAAACAACAGTTAGAACCAACGCAGCGGCGATGATTTGACCTTTGAAATCATCAACAAATTGCCCCGTTGCCAAAAAGATTGCGACTAAGCCCGCCATAGCTTTAAGCCCAACCTCTGCCATTCTGAAAAGAGAAACGCCAACAGACTGAATGGACGAAACAAATTGGGGGTCTGAAATTGTATCAATTAGGCTTTCAACTGCCGCCCGAAGCGCGGCGGAGCCTTCGCCGGAAATCTCAAACAAGTCGCCGAATGCGTTGCTAAGCGACCTCAGCGCGCCGCCAAGTGTCCCGCGCGCGGCCTCTGCAGATCCACCGAACTGCTTTTCAAGCTCGGCTAAGATAATCGCTTGAGCGCCAGCGATGTCGTTAGTCTCGACCATTGCCCCGACAACATCTTTTTGCGCTTGGGTGAACTGAATGCCAGAACGTGAAAGCGCGGTCATGCCTAGAACCGGGTCATTCAAAGCCTTGCCAACTTGCAACGCCGCTGCATTAAGGTCCGTTCCCATAGCCGTGGCTAGGTCAAGAACCGCGACTGTAGCCTGGTCGAATACGTCTCCTTGAATGGCTGTGAATGTCAGGAGCAATCCCTGCATTGCGTTTGTTGCTTCGTCGCCAAAATTGGTTACGCCCTGCAAAGCTGCCGCGTGCTGGTTAAGCTGGTCAAGCGTGCGATTAGCTGCGCCGCCGGTTGATAGGATAGCCGCCGCCAACTGCGCCTGCGAGGCGTCGGCCTCAACTGTTGCGCTAACAAATTTATTCAAGCCCACGCCCGCGCCGATAACAGCGCCAAGGCTAACCACCATTGCCGTCAAGGCGCGTGTAGCGGCCAATGCCATGCCCCGCGCTCCATCTGTTGCGGCGCTAAACGCTTTGACCTTTGGGGCCGCTGCCGCCGCGCTGTTGCCCGCCTTGACAAACCGGCCATCAACGCCCCGAACCGCCTTTTCAGTGCGCCCACCGGCCCGCGTCGTTTCGTTTAAAGCACGCTCGCCCTTCTTGAGGCCGGTCGTATCAACGCTTAAAACAAGGTTTGCAAAGTCGGCCATGATATTCCCTAAAACTGTGAGCGGCCCGCTGGTTAGAGCAGGCCGTCCTGTAGTATTTCTTGCGATGATTTACGGTCGGCAGGTGGTATGGAAAACGGGCTTGCGCCTTCACTCATGCCAAGGACAAACGCCTCAGACATTTTGCGCAGCAGGGTCGCTTCCCATGGGTCAAAGTCGGCCAGCGTAAGCGAGGCATAGGCCGCAATGTCCGACCAATCCAGCGCCAGGAAGCCGCCCATTGATGCGGGCTTGATTGGCCCCGCCTCCATTAGGATGTTAAGCAGGTATTCGCCCGCGTCCAATTCGACAAAGGGCGCAGGCGTATCGGTTGCTTTGTAGCGCGCCAACCGGCTTTCCTTTGGCCGGTTGGTTTTGTCGCCCGCAACCTCAATCGCCGCGTTTAGCCATCCAGATTGATGCGCGGCGATTACTAACCGCGCTTTCCGTTTCCCAAGCGGTTAGCCTGCTTTGACGCGAACTCGCTGCATTGCTTGGCGAAAGGCTCGTTAACCATGGCATAGGTTGGTTCGCCGTCTTTGTTTAAAACAGGCTCGCCGTGTTCGTCTTCTTTAACGCCCATTTCGGGGAATGTCAGATTGAGAAACCACATAGCGTCTTCAGCCGTCGCAGGCTTGTCGCCGTTGTTGACGTTCTCAAAGCCCATGATAAAAGGCGCAGCCGCTTCGCAAAGCTGGTTATGCACGTCCTCCATAACGCGGGCCTCGTCGTCTGCGTCTTTACCCTTGGCCTTCTTGGACATCATCGCGGCCTTCTGAGCTGCGCGCATTTTTGCCTGCATAGATGCGGACGCAGTGCCCCGCAGGATAACGCGGCAAGGCTTATTGCCGTCCATCATTGGGTCGCCGGTCCATGCGTCCAGAATCTGCATTGGAGATCCGGCCTCGGCCTTTGCGCGGCTGTCGAATTTATTGAAGTCCATTGGTCTAATTCCTTGGGTTCTGGTTCAAAGTGGGGGCGACTGGTGAACCAATCCGCGCCGCCCCCTAACCGCCTAAGCGGATCTAGGAAGGCTCGACATCGTCAACTGTAACGTCGTTTTGCTTAAAGTTGATTGTGCCGCCTTCAAACGATGCGTCGTCCTTGGGATTCAGGACGTATGAGTGCAGGTAGCCCTGCGCGTATTGCACCACGTCACCCGCTACAGGCGCGGGGCCATCGCCGGAATCGGTGCCGGTGCCGCGCACAATTTTCAGCGAATACAAGCCCGCCTCGTTGTTGGCCGCGACGATTGCAGTAGCAACGCCAGTGTCCGCGCCGGTGCCGTGGAAAGTGAATGTTGAGTCACTGCCCGTTGCCGCGCCTTTGACGCCAGATGTAAAGCCGGTGCCAAGGTCCGAAACGTCAATGTTTCCGTGCGTTACGCCGAACGAGGGAAGCATTTGCGTCCCTTTAAGCTGCACAAAGGTCAGCGCCTCAAAGCCCGCCTTGTTGTTGGTCGCAGGAACGCCAGCAACGCCGTAGAGCGTCAGGCCAATTTGGTTTGCAGTAGTCATTTTTAAAGCTCCAAGCAATAAAGCCCCGCGCGCGCGAGGTGTGGTTTCGTGTTGAGTTTTGGAAACCCGCTATGCCGTGAGGCTACCCGCGAGAAAGGGTATTCTTAAACGCGATACCAGCCGATTTTCAGCCAGGCGTCGGCGTCTTTGGCGAGGGGGTTCGCAAACGCGCCCGCCTTGTTTGTCAGAAAAACCAGCTTTGGCGCAGGCACCTCTAAAGGCGCATCCTCGCGCGCTGGGGTCAGTTGCTTCTTGCTCATGTCATGCTCCGGTAGCTGATATAAATGGGTGTCTCCCATCGCTGGCCCTCCTCGCGCCCGTCGCGGACGGTATGCCCTGCGATTGTCACCTTCGTGGCGTTGGCGGTTAGCTGTTTGCCGCGAAGGAAATACGCAGCAATGTCGCCAGCTTTTTTGCGCGCCACAATGTCGTAAGCGTCAAGCGGCGAAACCAGCGTAACGATTAGGAAGCCTTGGCGCGTATAAACTTGGTCAGATAACCCGGCAGGCACGTTGTCATTGCGCAGGAACTGCACCGCCACATGCTCGCCAGCAGGCTTGTCGCCGCCCTTGCGGGGCCAAGTGGCCGTGTAGCTTAGGGCTGCGGCCATGACTTCAACCTGAGCGTTTAGGGCTTGGGAAATGTCGCTTTCGACGTTGCTCATTGCCTGCTGACCTCCACACTGATTTGATTGACGACCTGCGCAAACTCTTGAACCGTCAGCGCCACCATTCCGGCGGGGGCTTGCCGTGAAAACCCGCCGACAGTCTTGGGTCCGTCTGGATATCCGCCCTCTTCTAGCTTGCGGATGTAGGGCAGGTTACTTGTTAAATAGATCGTATCACCAGCCTTGAAGCCCGCGCTTGCCGCTGTTGCCAGCGACATTGTTGCGCTGCCGTCTTTGTCGCTAAGTTCAACCGTTCCTGTCGCCGGCGCGCCGATTGTCACTTGCCAATTTGCCCGCGCGCGACCGCTATCAACGGGCGTTTTATAAATGACCCGCTGGAAAATCTCTAGCGCGACCTTGCGGCCCACTTGCGTCATTTTGCGCTCAGTCTTACGCTCAAACTTGCGCAGGTCGTCTTCAAAACTACCCACGACAAACCATATCATAGAGCGCGGTTTCGCCGCCCGATGCAACGCGGCCCAGAATGGCAATCGTTAGCGTGCCACGGTCGCAGGTTATCAGGTCGTCAAGTGTCACCTCGATTGATGCGGGTTCTACGATAACCTGAAAATCGCCCGCCTGTATGTTCGTGCCGTCAATGCGGCGCTCTGCAATCTCAAAGACCGCCATGCGCACAGATACGGGTGTTGGCGTGGTTCCTGCCGTGCCGCCTGTGGGGTCGGATGGACCGCCGCCGCTGGCCGTTGGTGTTGGCTGTTGAATGGTGCCCGTTTGGATAGCGTCGGGCTGTTTTGCCGCCAGCTTGTCAAA